CCACGGTTTCGATGACATACGGACCATCGAAGAGAGATTCGGTTCCAGTCAGCATGACACCTGTCCTCGGAGCCAACGCGAGATTCCATGGCATCTCGAGCAAAACGGTCGTCCGAAGCCGGTTGATCTCAGCTGTATACCGCCCGGCCGATTGCGCTACCTGAGAAGAGGTCAGATTAGACGCTGCAAACAGATAGGGTTGGCCTCCGGGACCGACTGAACTCTGACCGGCAGTCCCGCTATCATAGGCGGTCATCGCCTGTGAATTCCAAGCCTGCACCCTGGCGGCGGCACCGGATGCGATGGCGAGTGCCCGCTCAAACCGCATAGTCTGGACTTCGGCCGGTGTAATGGGGATGAAGACTATTGGGACAGTTGCCGAAGGTGCGAAGTACAAGCTCTGGCCCGCGACAAAGACATCGAATTTGCATTCCCGGGCAAGTTCGACAACAAGGTCCCAGTCTGAGCGGAGCCGCGAAAACTGGCCCGTAGACAACCGCGTGTAGCCGTCACCGTAATAACGGCCGATGTTGCCGGAGGTGGGAGTCACGACCGCGCTAAGGCCGTGCGCACTTGCTATTCCAGCGACGATCTCGGAGGCGGTCTGGTTCACAAAGTCACTTTGCCGATACGAATCAACAAGCGAAGCGGACAGATCCCGGCCCTCGATTGCCACAGTTCCCAAAATCGGGTCGACTTGGATATTATCAATAGTCCCCACGATCAGATTTTGGAAAGCCGGTTCAGGATCCAGGCCAGCCAATATCTCGACGTTACCGCTTGAAAGCGTTGACCATAATAAAATATCGCTTAAGGGTAGTTCGCCCATGGCAAACGACAATGAGTAGGAATCGGCCGAGAAATGGTTTGTCGACGTTATCGACGCCTGCAATAGTCCAATCACTTCCATCCCATTGATCAGGACGGAGATGTTTGTTCTGGCCGCGGCGACGATACTCATGCTACTGGGGTCCGATGCCGTCTGAAAAGGCGGCCGAGAAAGCGGGAATTACAATCTGCATCTGGCCGGAAAGCATCGGATCCTTCAGGCCGTTGGTTCTTGCTATATTGATCCATTGCAGCGCGCTTCCCAGTTCCGCGGCGGCGATCACGAAGAGATTTCCGCCGATTGTATTGATGGTTTGCAGTTTAGCCTCCTGTCGAATTCAGCCGACGAACAATACGCCCGACATACGAACTTGTGTTAACGGCGGCGGCCAAGGCCCCTGCGGCCGCTACGGTGTTGTTCAACGACTGTCCGAACGCTGAGATCGGGACACCGGCGCCGAGCGGTGAGGCGACGATTGCCGATTGGTGATTGAGTTGCTTGGTAATAGCGATCTGGGACGACGCCAGCGCCGCGAGCGCCTGTGATTGGGCGACTGTCGCCGAAGTCAGTGCATTGTCGGCCAACATCGCTACCTGAAGCGAGCCCAATTGGATTGGGGTCCCGCTGGCTGCCGCCATGGCGTTTGCAACGTCGGCCGTCACCAGTGTGCCTAGCGCCATGCTCAAGGCGCTGTTGGCACCCGGCTGAGACGCAACCAAACAGCTGACCTTGTAAGGGATCCACCACGGGCTGTGATAATCGGCCAAGAACGTTTTGACAATGACCTGGTATCTGAACGACTCCCAACTCAGCCAAACAATCTCGCCGCTCAGGCGCAGGCCGTCGATTGCCCGTGCCCTGGCTGCTGCCTGCGAACCGGAAAACGTCCCCTCGAACTGGATGTCGCCATCATCCGGTCCAATGGGCTCGAGCACCCGCGCGCCACCGGACAGCTTGTGGACGACCACTTTGTATTGTCCCCCGAAGCGAAGCTTCTGCGGGACTTCGAAACCGTGGAGATTGATCGCGCCAATCTGAATCGGAGATCCTTGCACGTATCAGTTCGCTTCCAAGGTAAAATAGGTTGACCAAGCTTTTGTCGGCTTCGGCTAGAAAGGTGATACTCGGCTGCGCGGGATCGTGGCCCGTGGGTCAACGCCGGTCATTCCCTTGGCGGGTTTCGCCAAGACACGTCCGAGGTGATCAACTGCCCATCGTCCCAATGCGGAGCCGTCCAGATGTAACGTAACCGCGGTCGGAGCGCGCGACCGAGCCTGATGATCGCCGGGCTGATGGTCCGGGCTGGCGACGAGAGACTCGTAGTTGGCAGCGAGACGGTCATCTTGTCGGGGAACAGCTTCGCCCTGGCCGGGAGGCCGATTCTGCCACGTGTCGCTGAGCCGGTTAGTCGAGCCTGGCGGACGCCAAGGTTCGGCAGTCAACAGAGCGCCGTGCCGGGGCGAACTTGACACGGGATCAATGGCCAAATCCGTTCTTATGCCGGGCCGGCCAAAATCGCTCTGCCAGCTATACCTGACAATTCGATGCGGATCAGGCTGTTGCATGAACGATGAGTTGCGCCGCCGCGAATCGGGAGGCGGCAGCCCGCCTGCATACAAGAAACGATTGCCCGGTGGTTCTATTTGCCGGGGGGAAGCGGTTACCGGAAGCCACTGTGCTTGCCAAGGCAGAACAGGGCGTGCCGCACGCACCGCTGTCCCAGTGCCACCCGAAATTGAATTTCCCACGCCTTGCCAAACCAAAGTTCGGGATGCGCGAGCCTGGCGCGAGTGAGTTAACTTCACCTGTGGTTGCGCCACCCCAATGGCGGTCAAAAGAGGACTATCAGGTACGACGAGCTGTCGCTGTGCCAGGCGCACCGCAAGTGGTGCAGCTGGATAGGTGGGAAATTGCAGGATACGCCCCAATTTCAACAACCGCGCCGTTCGCCTGCCGCTGGCCGCGATCAGGCGGTGGGGATGCCGGTCGAGACCCGGCAGTTCGTTTCGTGCCAACATGAATTCGCAGGACTAATTAGCTCTGGACGACCCAGCCAAACGACGGCCAGTCAAACGTGTGCCCACCCAAAGTTCCAATGGCGATAACCCACGCTGTCCGATCGACGGGCGATAGTGCAAAAGCAACATCAAACGGCACCCCGTTCTGAACGAGGTATAGGCAGTCGATCAAGACTGGGTGCCGTGCGAGTTTCCCACCTGTGCCTTTGCTTCGGGCTCATTGGGATCCTCTTTGAGCGCGTCGGCGATGCCTGCAAGTCCCTCGTCCCCAAGGCGATCGATCAAACTCTCGATCTGTGCCTCTGTCACAGGGGCCGGCACGGGAACACCGTCGATCTCTACGACGGAGAACGCCAAGCCCGCTAACGACAGCCAAGGTCCGTTTTGTGCGAGAACCGGACCGGCGGCTTTGAACAGCCTGAGCGTGTCCAAAGCCGTCATGTGCCGTAGCAAAAACCGTCGTCCTTTCCGGTCTACGGCTGGAATTGTCTGCGTGGCCTCTCGGAGGACGGCGTTAGAAGGGGTCATCAGATGCGCTTCTTCCGGGTGGCAAAGAATTCCAGCTTCTGCTTAACGCTTGCGTCGCCCTTCCAAACGCCCGCGCTGACGAGCTTGAATACGACGCCATCAAACTGATAAGTCGACACCGAGCCGTCGGTCTCGGTAACGTATTGATAGATCGTGCCGGACTGAGCGCCGGCACCATTATAGAAGCCTTGTTCGACTGAGTAGATAAAGTCGTCGAGGGCTGACGTCCCTCTTTCGACCTCAAAGCTGCCTTCCCAGCCTTTCGGTAGTTCCGCTCCGAGTTGGCTGCCGTCGAGGCGGCTGACACGTATCGGTGCGGTAAGCTGTCGACTTTCGAAGCCTGTTACGTGACTGATGTCGACACGCCCACTAGGTCCTATCACGACCAGTTGGGTGTCGCGGCCGATCGAAAACGTTGTCAGACCCACTGCATAAACTCCTAATTAACCTGACCCGTGGGCAATGTTTGACGGGCAACCTGAACGGTTTGGCCGCCTTCTACGTTAACGATGAAGCGTTCGTTAATTGCCTGATACTGGATTTGCGCATCTGATTGGACATATCCGAGGCCGGTGCGCGAAGACGGATTGTTGGATGTGTCGCAAATCACACTGAATGGAACCGATCCGTCTGTGCTTCCGAGCAAGCCTTGTGAAAGCATATTGTTCAGGAACGACAACTGCGTCGACCGAATCTGAGTA